CACCCAGTCTTTTTCTACATTGGTAAATGCTTCTGCGTCTCTATCGAATGATAGACACTCGAATGGTAAATTCTTACCGTTTTCGCCTTTCAACCAGTAAACATAGCGAGGAAGCATATCCCCAACCATTCTTACCATGTTGTCGCCTTCGACATATTGATAACTGTCGATATTATTCTTTTGGGCTTCGCCCTTAGCTTGATTAAATTTTATTGCCATTTTAGTTCCTTTAATGTGATTTCTTCAAATAGAAAGTGTATATAATATCCCTCTATTCGTAGTAATCTATTGTTTTTAATACTGTCCTCATCCCCTGTAAAGTGGAGGAGGTCTAATCTGGTATCTTTTGTTTTTTGATATTCAAAATAATTACGCAATGATGCGATACCTGCATACTGCACAATCTCTGCATCTGAATATCTCCTACGCTGAATGAATAATGCCTCGGGGTTTACTAGGAAACTATGTCCATGAAAACTTTTAGTCCAAAACTTGTATATTCTATCATGTCTATTCACTGGTGGTAGTTTATAGGTAAGTATATGTAGGATTGTCATAATATCTTTGACACTCCCATTGCTTTCCTTTTTTACTTTTTCCCAATTATAGAATAACATATTATAACAAATTCTTGACCTCGTGTCAAGTACTATTTTTCACTCCTATATATCTGATACTTCATACCCTTGTCGCATGTAGTATCCCCTTCTCGCAGATGCCTGCTTTCTAGCTGTACGACCTTCTAGATTGATATCTACTATAACAGGTTGCAGCTTTCCCTCATTCATTCTTATAACACGCCCGATTAACTGTGTGAGCAAAGGCTCATTGTTTACGGGTGTTCCCAAAATAAGACAACTTAGGCAGTCAACACTAATACCCTCTGAAAATATACTTTGTGTTCCAAACAGTATATCTTTCTCAGTAAAGATACCTTGTATTAATTTGCCTCGCTCTTCGTGAGGAACATCTCCTGTTACGCAGATTGCGTTATCTCCCACAAGTCGTGCACAAGCTTTTAGAAAGTCTACTCGGTCACTTACGAGAAGAACCTTGTGCCCTTTTGCCGCATAACTCGCTGCAAGCATTGCCATTGTATTTTGGTATTCCCAATCATACGCAAGTGCGTTGATTCGATTTGCCCAATCAACATTGCCATCCATAAAGCGAATTCCCGAGTGTATTATGTCAACTCGTGGAGTAAGATAGTTCTCCTTGGGTGGTTTAAATACAGTATTTGAAAAGTAATCACGAAAGACTACATGTCTTCCATCCTTTCTCTGCATTGTTCCAGTCAATCCTATTTTGTAGCGTGCCTTCGAAGCGTCGACAATTCGTGTAAAAGTTGGTGAAGATACATGGTGCATCTCATCCAATATAATTGTACCGAACTCTCCTACGATTTTGTCGATATTTCGGTATAAAGTTTGTACATTTCCAACGACAATTTCCTTATCCATGTCAAACTTCCCTGAGCCAATCACACCCGCCGTGACCCCGAAGACTTTTTGTACTTCTTTTTCCCACTGTCCTCTTAACGCTAATGTATGAGTAACAATGAGTGTCTTTTGTTGCAATTTATTTGCGATTGCTAACGCAGTAAAAGTCTTACCCCAGCTTACCCAAGCGTTGATTATACAACTGTCTTGAACTTCGTCATATACGGACTGTTGAGAGTCTCGTAAAGTGAACTTAAAGTCAAAAGGTTTGATTGGTATATCATTCCGCTTATCCTTTATTTCGTAATCCTCTGGTATAAGATCCGTTCTTCCAATCGGTATGGAAACCAAACCTGATCTTATTACGCCCATATTCTTTATGATGATAGGCGGATCAGTTGGTCTCCTTGGTGGTATCGAATATGTTAGTTCTTCATCGAGAAATGACTGATATTCGTTCGTGCACTCTAAATAAATGCGATTGGAAAGAACTGCTTTCATTAAACAGTCTGATTTTCAAACCAGTTGTAGATAAAATCGTCATATGCTTCATAGATTTCGTCTGTCCAGTCCTCTACATCAAGATCAAACTCTGGATACTGTTCTTTAAAAAGATGAGTTAAATCTCCATCATCCATTTCTTCGAATAATATATCTGCTGCATCAATTCCTTCAAAGACTGCTACTCCGATAAAATTACGAAATTCGTCTTCGTATTGATGACGCACTTGAACATTTGGATCAGTTTTTGCTAGATGCATAGTTAGACTCTCTGTGAACTCTGTACATGCACTCCAAGCAGAACAAAGATTCATATAATCGCCTTCCCACTCTTCAATGTGACACCACTTTGCTCCAACATTGCTACAATACCAATTATAACTATCTTCTTCGTCATACTCTGGCATAAAGTCTAGTTCTTCTATAGCTTTGAACTCTTTAATTTGCATGGGATTACCTTCCCAGTCTTTTATTTCTCTTTGAACAGTAAAATTTTGTCCAATCTCTGCAAATTGATCTACTACTGCATTGGATCCACTTACTGTTATGTAATTGTATACATGATTTGCCATTTTAATTCCTATTAAAGTACCAAAAAGGTACTGCATAAACCGCTTTTATTATACTTTTCTCCAGCTATCTTTCTTTAAAGTTTCTGAAAAATCATATACAAAAGAGGGTTTATTGTTTATATATAAAATACCTGCATAACGCATAGTCATTACAGGCGGTCTTGGTAATTCAAAGGGAAAAGGTATACCTTGAATCCACATAAGAGTAGCAACATCTTTATGTTCTAACTTTCCTATTAAGTGATATTTCAATTTTGCATTTTTACTTTTTTCATAAATGAAAAACTTTCCATTTGAATCTACATAGAATTTTCCTCTATGTTTTATTAATCCCCCAAAATCATCTATTTGATACTTTAAATCGTATAGATTTTTCATGGGAGTCTTTAATCTTCTTTCTCCTAGTGAACTTCCTACTGTGTTTCTGTCATCAATGACAGCTCCTTCACACCATAGTATGCCGTCCTGTCGTACAATTTCATCTGTATGTACTACATAGATTGGAAACTTGATGTCTGATAAATTCATTTTTTAGCAGGATTAATTAATTCTATATGATTGAATGTTTTTTCTTTTATAGCTTTTTCTATAATTGCTACATGATCATCCATTTCCATATTCATTATATCTTTGTCAGTATATACTACTAACTTTAGTACTTGCTTATCCATACTTTGCTTCAAACTTTCCAAAGGAATAATCATCTCCAATATCAAAATCACATCCAACTGGGCAATCTGGAATAGACATACCTCTGTCTTTTTGGATACAAGCTTTAAGTATAAACTGATAATGTTCAACCCAATCTTCATCAACTTCTGCCAAAACAGAGTCATGAACTAGAGCGAAGATTTTCATTTTATCTTCTTTGCCATCTTGTTTGATAATATTGTGAGCATCAATTGCTCCAAGTAAATTTACATCAGATGCAATCGATTGTACTAGAAAGTTTACTCCTGATCTTACTTCATGTGATGCAATACCTTTGTCGGTAGAGAATACATTTGGTAATCTTCTTTTTCTCCCAAAGTGAGAATATATGAATCCATTATCTTGAATAAACTTTTTCTGAGAGTCTAGCCAAGTCTTAAGACCGTGAAACTGTTCAAAGTAATCTTTAATAACTGCACTTGCTTCATTCATACTAAAGTGAGTACCACTATCTTTGGTTACTTGTTCACTAATTTTCTTTGGACCAGCTCCATACATAATTCCGAATGTAACAGCTTTAGCCATTTGTCTTTGTGTGCTGTAATGTTCTGCAACCTCATCTACTTCACAAGGAAGATTAAACACGAGCTTTGCAATGTTTGAGTGAAAGTTTCCTCCACTCTTAAATACTTCCATCAATGCTTTATCATTTGCAAGTACAGCTGCACAATAAACTTCTGCTGTTGTTAAGTCCATTGCAACTATTTTCTTGCCAGGATTAGCTTTGATACATCCTTTGACAATCGGATTGTCTCTAGGTATCTGTTGCATATTCATTTTACCACTAGAAGATAAGCGACCTGATGTTGTACCGTGTAGGTTGAATCCAGTACGAAGTCTACTATCTTTATCAAGCTGTGGATATATTTTATCAAGATAAGTAGTTTTAATTTTTACTTTCTGACGAATATCTAATACTAATTGTGGTACTTCATGTTCTTCTGCAAGTTGAGTTAACACTTCAGCATCAGTACTATCTGCACCTGTTCCTGTTTTCTTACCTGTTGGCTTGAGACCTAAGTAATCAAACAATAAGGCTCTTAGTTGCATTGTACTATTTGGATTAAAGTCTTTGCCTTGTGAATGCTCAAACTCTTTAATAGCTGGATAAGTGTATAACTTTTGTATAGCTTCATCAATTTGTTCTTGCATTAGGACTGAAGATGTCTGCAATCTTTCTTTATCAAAAGGCACACCAGTATCTTGTATATCTGTTAGAAATCTACAACCTGGTATAAGAATATCTTTATATACTCCATATAGTCTTTCATTTTTTACTAAGGCATTTTCAAACTTTTGAAAGAGCAGGAATGTACATACAGCATCCATTGCTGCATAGTCTTGCATAATTTCAAAAGGAATCATATCCCAACTAAAGCTACCTTTGAGTATACCATTTCTACGACAGTAATCATCTATCCACTCATACATACCTTTTTCATAATCTCCATAGGGAGTATACTTCAAAGATAGTTGTTTTAAACCATGTGTGCCAGGATTCTCGTCTAACATATAATGTAGTAGCATAGTATCTTCAAATCTTGGAAAGTTAAATCCAAAATGATATTCAAAGAACGCTAAATCAAATTTAGCATTATGAAATACTACTCTCTTTTTATCAAAGAGTTGTTGTAGCAATTGTTCTGCTTTTTCATCAATACAATCAGAACTAATGTATGCACCATGCTCTGGTTCATAAGATAGACTTATGCCTAACATATATCCATCTCTTGGATAGAGTCCTGAAGTCTCAGAATCAAGTGCGATAAAATCATTATCATGATTCAATGCGTTGTCTAGAAATACATATAAGTCAGCACTTTCTGTAATGCCATAACATTTATCATCTCCAAGTTTCTGTTGTTTGAGTTCTCCTTTAATATACTTCGTTATATTACTACTAGATTCATCCCATACTTTCTTCGCCTCTGGCTTGAATGTTATCATTGCTGGGTTTATTACTGGTAGAAATTTGTCATCTACAACTCTTCCGCTGTATTCTGTGACTGAGTTCTGATTTGTAAAGAACTTTAATGATTCTGAGCCTATGAGTATAAGCCAGTCATAAGCATCAATATCTATTTCGATATCGCAGTCTCGTTTTAGTACTTTCTTTACTGTTGGATCAGAGCATAATTCATACTTGTCAAAATCAAACTCGTTGTTAAAAAGTTTCACATAGTCATTCCGACTAGGTTTACTTTCGATTAGTGCTATTTTAGCCATATAATTGTTCCTTTAATTGTTTTACTTTTTCTTTGTTGAGTGCTCCAGCATCCCCAAGAGCAATCGGTATTTTTACATTCTTCGACAATATCTCTGCAATCTCGCACATTTCTTGTATCTTGATTGAAGCCTCTTGTCCTGCTTCGTCTGGATCAAATAGTATGTCTACTGATTCCACACCTTGCATTTTTAAGAGTTTTAGTTTTTCGATATCTACATTTCTAGTACCAAAACAACACACAACATTTTCTAATCCTTTGTCGTGTAGATTTAGCATATCAAAGATACCCTCTACTAATATTACTCTACCTTTTATAGGTTGGACTCGAGCAGGGAATAGTGGTAATACTGCCTTTGGGGGATGGATCAAGTATTTGGGAACATCAGTCATAGACTGTGTTCTACAGTTAAACGCCACTATTCTCCCTGTCAAGTCCTTAATTGGAAAAGAAATTCTGCCTGTAAATGGTTTGTCTGGATGCACAAAGGCATCAAAATTTTTGTAAGAGTCTGGAGATATATCTCTCCAGTTACCTACATAAGGCATAAAATTCTTTGGCATCTTCAATCCTACGGAAGATGCTCTTTTTTCTTCTACTTTTCTTCTGAGTTTTTCTCTACGAATATCCAACGGGTTCGAAGGAGCATCGTAGTGGTTAAATAAATTACCTTTAAACCCACAAGAAAAACAGTTGAATACCCCTGTAATTCTATCAATTCTCATACTTGGATTACTGTCATCATGCTCAGGGTTCAAGCACTTAACAATAGCATCTGCTGGAGATAGCTTGTACGGTATCTTTCGTTCTTGTAATAGTTCTTCTACTGTCATGTAAAGTAAGGTGATAACATAAGCACTAATCCAATAACTGGTATTGCTAAGACTATTGCCATTGTTAGTGCATAAAAGAAGTGTTCTAAAAATACTTTCATTGTTTGTGTTTCCATCCTTTTAGTTGATCTCCAAGTTCTTCAAAGTCTGTCATCTTTTTACCACTTGGGTCTGTTTCGTGTTCATAATACTTACTTTTCCAAGCAAGTTCTGCCATTTGAAACCAAATTGCAATCATTCGATCTCTTTCTTTTTTATCTCCCCATAAATAAAACATATTCCACCATTCTTTATCAAAACGGCAGACTTTAATATTCATTGTTTTAAACATCCATCCATCATGGTGTTTTCGTACTATTTCCCACATCACTCTCATTCTTTGACTTCCTGCGATTGGATAATAGTTGGGCATACACAATATAGGAGATTCAATACCATGTTTTAAAACACTATCATATAGTGGTTCATTTATTGGTACTCGTTCTATATTCTGATAAATCTTTTTCTGATTCAATAGAAATTTA